CGTAGATGGAAGATGCTAAACGTACCGTTGATGGTATTAATGAGCTTAACACCGCTATGGCTGGGCTCACTATACCGAATGGTGCCACGTCATTACCTGGTGTCCCCACTGGGAATATTATACCATCTTTCTCTGAGGATTTTGATGGTAAAGCAGATGATGTTGCTGATGCCTCTCGGTCTGTAGAAATGGTTTTAGGAAATGTGAAACCACAGACTACTCGGGCTATCTCGTTCGTGCCGGGTGGTGTTTTGAATCTTTCTGGTGAGAGTGTGCCTTCGTCTAAATTGCGTGGGCCGAATCCAGATGATCATAATGCCATTTTGTCTAGACACGGGTGGGATGATGTTTTTGCCAAAAGGGATAGATTAACAAACATCAGGCGATATCAAGAAGCAATTAATGAAGCCCTTCCTCGGGGACGAGGAAGTGGTGGCCGTGGCCAGAACGTCAAGCAAAAGATTCAAGGACGTGGCCGCGGTGGAGTTGAACCGAAACCTAAAAAGGAGAAGAAGGTTAGTGTGGACGAACCCGTTAGAGATTACCATGGTTTGATTGGGACCTCTTTGCGGAATACTCCTATGTTGAACCGCCGATTGAGGACTACAGAGGAACTCAAAGAAGCGGCTGAAAACCTTTTTAGTGTCTGTAAAATGAACGATTGCCCTAAGAAATTGATAGATTGCTATGAGCATTTTCGTTGTTGTGTGTGCGGCGGGTTTGATGGTATTTTCGAGAGAAAATTGCGTTGCCAATGTGAGCGACCAACTTTTAGTCCAAGCCCGAAGCTGTGCCCCTTTTGTTTAGAACCGAAGTCATTTAGTGCCCCTGATGAATTACCTTGCTGCAAAGGATGTGAGAAACAGGCTAAGTGTCCTGTTTGTAAAGTGCCCAATATCCGTGTTTGTAATGACGGTTATTGGAAATGCGAGGGAGTTTGTAAGGGTGATATGAAGGTTTGTAGACATTTTGCTGCCGGCAAATGCAAACGTACTGATTGCTTGTTTAAGCATACCACGCAGGATTTTTCACAATTGGGTATGAATAATGAGAAACCCGTGTATGTGTTGGGTCAGTGTGAGTATGCTCCGACTAGTGAACCAGATGATTTGCAGCGTCGTTTTGATGATTTAGAACGCCGGTATGTTGAATTAAAACGTACAGTTGCCTCTTTAATGAAGGATGTTGAACTCGAGAAAAAAGAGGCTTTGCGTTGGAAAGAATTGTATGCATCAGTCAATAACCCGTTTACATTTGATATAAAGCCTGAACCTATAGATTTTACCAAGGTCGCCAGTGCTCCAGTGGAGACTTCATTACAGAGAATTGCCCGACTGTCTGAGTCAAAAAACGTGCAGAGCCCAGGAAGCGAAAGTCTTCCTGGGACTGTGCCACCTATAAAATTAGGAAATCTCGAATCGATGAACTTTAATTACATAGATAAGTTACCTGAAGAGTTTGTTCCATCTATGTATAAAGTTTTTGATAATTATATAGTTGTCGAGACGAAGTTTTTGGAGTCAGTCGAGGCGAAGTGTGAAGGTGATTTGCGTGCCCCTAATAAGCGGGCCGCTAAGATAGAGGAGCAAGATCCGTTGTTAATTAGGATGAGATTGACGACCAAACTTAAAATCAAGCCCTTTGGTTTATTTGATTGGGTTTATAGTGAGCAAAAGCACGATATGGTTGTTTCGTATGCCATTATAGCCAATATATTGCAGTCACCTGTTTCTAATGTGACCGCTACGGATTGGGAAGCATATTTGAGTATCATGGCCACACATAGATTGAGTTCTTGTGTTAATATATCTAAAATTTATGATACGATGGTTGAGCAGTGTTCTCGTATTATAGCGTATCATAAATTTCGAGCTGATAAATTAAAAACCAAAGAATTAGCTATGCCGTTCCAGCCTTTAAACGTGGTCGGGCCTGCTGGGTTAAGTACGGTTATAATGTCAGCGAAACCCAGCTGGAAAAGCCGGATTTTAAAGGCATTTGGTTCGATAGTGATAGGGTATATGATACTAAGAGATCCCCGGTCCGCTTCTCATTGGGCTGTGAGTTTAAGGGCGCTGCTAATCCGCAACCTGATATGTGGTCTAGAGAGAATCAGTTTGCCGCGTTTTCAGCAAGGGTTGGTAGTAATGAGGGGAATATTAATATTGATGATGATGTTTTATACCGCTTTTCTGAGTTTGTCTCATCGTGGATCAAGGTCCATGTTGAGCCAATTTCAGTAAATGAGGATGCGTCCTTCGAGAGTTGGCTCGAAGGTACGCTATATTCGCGCAAAAAGAAAATCCAACTTGCAAAACTGCGTAAGTTGTACGACGATGGGCTTCGCAGTTTTGATTATCGTACTACCGTTGTCAAGTGTTTCATAAAGAATGAGAGTTATCCTAAGTATAAGTATCCACGAGCTATTTTAGCTAGATCTGACGAGTTTAAAGTTCTTGTCGGTCCCGTGTTTAAATTGATAGAGAATCACATTTTTAGTTTGAAGACGGATTATAATTCGTCTTATTTCATTAAGAAGGTTCCTGTCCCTAATCGGGCTAGAGCAATTTTAGATGTGATTGGTACCTCAGTTGGTCATAATGACCCAGGTACGGCAGATCAATTTTTACGACGATATGTGGTTACTGATTATACTAGTTTTGAGAGTTCTTTTACTAAGGATATTATTAATAATTGTGAAATGAAGCTTTATGAACACTGTGTTTCTTGTTTACCAGAAGGTAAAGCCTTTATGGGTTATTTGGAAACAATTGTTGGGCAGAATAGATGTTTCTTTAGGAATATTAACTTTAGTATTTTGGCTCGGAGGATGTCGGGTGAGATGAACACCAGTTTAGGTAATGGCTTCTCAAATTTAATGCTAACCCTTTTTGTGATGTTTGAAATAGGTGCACGTGATGTGCGATTATTTGTTGAGGGTGATGATTGCATTTTAACTTATGTCGGACCTATGTTTCAACCTAGTTTAGTTTTGAAACTTGGGTTTAAGATTAAGTTTGTTTTTCTTAGAAGCCCTAATTTAGCGTCGTTTTGTGGTCAAATTTTTGATTTGACGCATTTAGTTATAGTGTGTGATCCACTTAAGATTATCCTCAATTTTGCTTGGGTTAATATGAAATATGTGAAATCTGCTCATCGTATTAAAATGGGTCTCGTCCGGTCGAGGGCTTTAAGCCTTATTTACCAGTATTCTGGTTGCCCTATTGTGCAATGTTTTGCTTGGCGTATGTTGGAATTGACTGAACGATACGAAGTCTATTTCGATGAGACGGTTGATGGTTATCACCGTCAGTTATATACAGACGCCTTAAAGCATATACCTCAGTTTCGTCCTATTCAGTTTACGTCTCGTGAAATTATTGAAGATGTTTTCAACATAACAGTTGATCATCAGATTATTATTGAGGCGTACTTTTCGTCGTATAAATTTGGCCCTATAGATTTGTACATATTGAGAAATTATTGTACATATGATCAATTACATTATTATGATAATTATATAGGGCCGTATAATGCTTAGTCAGGCTCTACCAGTAGAGAATAAGGCGTTTTCTAATGTCGGGCGGAAGTGGAATAATAACTTCGACTTCTACCAGAGGAAGACTCGTAGCGACCAGTATAAGAATGAAGGTCTTTGGGGCCCTCTTGCTGATGTTGCTGAAACAGGGTTTAATGCCTTTGGTGCGACAGTTGAAACTATTTTAAACCCTAACGAGCATTTCCGCAAACCTAAAACCAAGAATGGTCGTGTGTGGAAAACTGGTGAGGTGAAATCCGCCGATATAAAAACGCCTTCGATGTCTAAGAATAATAAGATGACGAAGTCCGGCCTTACTGTTGCGGAGGCCGCTGCAAATAATAGATCGCGACAAATTCGCCAGGCTCGTGCTCGGCGTAATAATAAACTGAGGCGCCTTGGGCAAGTACCACCGGCTCCGAAACCAAAGCGTGGTCGATTTGGTGGTCCTGGGAAACGCGGTGTAGGCCGTCTACCCATGGATGCGCCAGTCAACATGAGTCAAAATCGTAAGTCAGGCGTGCAATTGTCTTTTTCTAGTGGACGTGTACCTGGTTGCATGCGTATGCATATCAAGTTTGGTATTGGCCAAATTGGTGCGGGGTTTATTGGGGGTGCTGGGCCCTTTTTGAGCTTTATCAATGTTGGTACCCCATTGACTGGAACTGCCACACAAATGTTAACTTTGAATCCTTCTGATGGATTCTATTTTCCAGGTTACATTTATCAATTGGCCCGGTTATTTGCTAAGTTTTATGTTAATAAGGCGACGTTAGACATTTGTCCGCGTGTTAGTACGATAAATACTGCCGCGTGGACCATCGCCTTTAGTAAGGACATCATGTGGCCTGAAGGCCATAATGCGCTTTTTGCTACTGTTTGCCACCCTAGTGAGATTCAGCTCAAGTCACTTACCAATGCTTGTACTGAGATCGCATATCGTGACTGCAGTATCACAGCGCTTGATGTCGATAAGAAGCGTGAGTTCTTTATGGGTTACACCGACAGTTTTGATTCTGCACCGTTGTCATATGGGTCCTTTAATGCCGCAGAGTTGCGACAGTCACATCCTGGTTTATTTATGATTGCCGGTCAATTGAATGGGAGTGATCCTGCCGGCACAGTTTATTCGGATGTTTACATGACACTTGATATTGAATTGTGTGAGTTTTCCACACCGTTGGTCCAGGACATTGACCTTCGTGTTAAGAAAACTAAAGTTGGGGATGATGAAGAAAAAACCCGTAATAATGATTTTGATGATCATTTTTCCGTGGTTAGTTCAAAATCTTCATCGCGAAAATCCCGAAATGGTTAATTGTGTACAGGTTTGTTTGTG